AGTGGATTTACTCTAGCATCACAATTGACTGCGGGCTTTACTTCTGGTGTTGCAAGTGGATCAAATCCAGCAATTGGATATGGAAATTCTGAAACTTATTATGACAATAAATCACCTTGGGTAGGAATATCGGTACAACAATGATAAGCAAAGACATAATAATTAATGCAGACGGAACAACCACAATAGTGGACAAAAGAACTTTTTCGGATGTTGTTTCAAACCAAATTTATGGATTTAAAAAAGCAGCAGAGGATGAAATTTTAAAATCTTGTCCTGAATATAAGCAAAGAAATGCAGCACTTGGATTGTTGACTGCCGAGGAAACCGAATTTATTAAAACCACAATACAGCACGTAAGAACAAAATGTCACGAATTGGAACAACAAGTTCTTGCAATTCATTGGGATGGTAATGAATCAACCCGAGGCGAAGCATGTGATGCTGTTCAAAATACACACTGGTATTGGGGTTAAAATTTGACTTATAGTTATTTTGATTTATAATGAGTATATGCTCAAAGTATATAAAGTAGAACCAGACAAACAAGAATATTTTGTTATTTGTCAGATGGATTGACAGACTAGTAATTGGTGTTATACTGAAGCAATGTTAAACTTAAAAATTTACAAAATTAGCCCAAACGCAATTATTCCAAAGCAAGCAACAGAGCAGGCAGCCTGTTTTGATATTTCTGCTTGTGGTAGTCATGTGGTTCCAGCCAATCATACAATAGCAGTTTCTACTGGTCTTATTCTTGATATTCCAGTGGGTTATTCTGTTCGTATCCATCCAAGATCTGGATTGGCTTATAAAAAGGGAATCACTCTATTGAATGCGGAGGGAATTATAGATTCGGATTATACTGATGAGTTGAAAATTCTTCTATACAATACATCAAATATGGATTTTATAATTCATCATGGTGATCGCATTGCACAGGGAGAATTAGTTAAAAATCTTGACTATGTAATTGAAGAATGTTATAATGCTCCAGTACAAAAAACCGACCGTGTTGGTGGGTTTGGATCTACTGGAGTTTCATCGTGAATAGAGAACAATTATTTAATCATCACCAAGAACTATGCCAGATAGCCTTGGATATCATGAAGAAAAAGAATCATGATTATGCTGGCAACAGTGGTCTTACACCTTTTGCTAATTTTGAAAGATGTGAAGCAATGGGTGTTTGTTCTACTGAACAGGGTTTTTTAGTAAGAATCATCGATAAGGTTTCTAGGCTTAGTACATTTGCAAAGGATGGAAAGTTAGTAGTTGATAATGAAGGCTATAATGATGCCGTTCTTGACATCATCAACTATTGCGTTTTGTTCTCTGCTTATGTAAAATCCAAGAATCAATGAATTTTTACACAAACGCATTTGTCTACGGAAACAATATCCTTGTAAGAGAGATTAAGGATGGTGTGCGTAATTCTGAACGTATGCCATATAAACCAAAACTTTTCATCAAGGGTAAGAATCCGACACACACAACACTCACAGGAGTTCCCGTTTCACAAATGGAATTTGATTCCATGTCTGAAGCACGAAACTTCTCAAAAGAGTATGAGGATGTGTCGAATTTTGAAATCTATGGAAACATGGATTTTGTCTATCCGTTTTTGGCTGAACAATATCCCGGTGCGATTGACTACGATTACTCAAAACTAAAAGTAGCAATCATCGATATTGAGACAGAGTGCGAGTCTGGGTTTCCTAACATGGACAACCCAGTGGAGCGGGTGAACGCAATCACAATTTATTGTGATGAAAAGTATTTTACTTTTGGATTGAACTCGTTTAATGGTGTTCTGCCAAATCATCATGTTAAATGCTATGATGATGAAGCAAGAATGCTTATGGATTTTCTCAACTTTTGGCAATCGCTTGCACCTGATGTTGTCACTGGTTGGAACATCCGATTCTTTGATATTCCTTATCTCTACTCTCGTATCTCAGCCTTAATGGGTGAGAAAGAAGCAAAGAGACTTTCGTTTTGGAATATCATAAATCAAAAGGTAGTGAATCGTAAGAACAAAGACCATAATGTCTATGATCTTGCAGGGATTGCAACTCTAGACTATTATGAACTTTATCTTACATTCACATACACCAACCAAGAGTCGTATCGTCTTGACAGCATTGCGAATATTGAATTGGGCGAGGGAAAACTTTCGTATTCGGAGTACGAAAGTATTCATGAATTTTACAAAAAGGATTTTCAAAGATTCATCGAATACAATGTTCACGATGTTACTCTAGTTAAAAAACTAGAGGAGAAGTTGCGATTAATGGAACTGGCGGTTGCGCTGGCATATTCAGCCAAAGTAAATCTGATGGATATTTTCAGTCAGGTTCGGACTTGGGACGCAATCGTTTTCCATTATCTACATGAGCGCGGTATAGTTGTTCCTCCAAAGAAACACAATAGCAAAGATCGGCAGTATGCTGGTGCTTATGTCAAAGAACCAAAACCCGGTCTTTATGATTGGGTTGTTTCTCTTGACTTGAATAGTCTATATCCGCATTTGATTATGCAATATAACATATCACCGGAAACCAAGACTGAATATGGTAAGCCAGGAGATCTAACGCCGGATGGTATATTTGATCGCGAAGATGGAAAACCAATTAAATCTTTTATTGATCCCATTGAATTTTTTAATTCGGTCAAACAACGAAATGAAATTGTTGCTGCGAATGGTGTAACATTCCGCAAAGATGTTCAAGGTGTGTTTCCTGCATTGATGGAAAAGATGTATAAGGAACGCAAGCATTTTAAAACCTTGATGATCGAAGCAGAAAAAAAGATAGAAACTTGCACCGATGCAAAAGAAAAAACAAAATTGGAATATGATATTTCAAAATACAACAACTTCCAATTAGTTCGTAAGATTCAATTGAATTCTGCATATGGTGCAATTGGGAATGAGTACTTCCGTTATTATGATACAGACTTAGCAGAAGCAGTTACTCTTTCTGGTCAATTGAATATTCGTTGGATTGAGAGAGCACTAAATAAGTATCTGAACGAAACCCTCAAGACAACAGATATTGATTATATAATCGCAAGTGACACAGATTCTATTTACATTTGTCTTGATTCTCTAGTAAAGAAGGTACTGAAGAATGAAACAGATGTTAACAAAATTGTGGACTTTCTTGATAAATCTGTCAGTAAACTGATAGAACCATTTATTGAAAAGAAGTACGAAGAACTAGCACAGATAATGAACTGTGGTGGTAATTATATGCATATGAAACGGGAAGTAATCGCAAGCAAAGGCATTTGGACTGCGAAGAAACGTTATATGTTGAATGTTTGGGATAGTGAAGGTGTTCGTTATAAATCTGTTAAATTGAAGATCAAGGGAATTGAAACCACAAGAAGTTCTACACCGCAAGTGGTCAGGGAAAAACTTAAAAAGTCTATCGATATCATCATGAATGGTGATCAAGAGAAACTTATTGAATTTATTTCTGAATTCAAGAAAGCATTCTTTTCACTTCCAGCCGAAGATGTTGCTTTTCCTCGTAGTGTAAATAATCTAAAGGAATATCATAGTGCGACATCTATTTACAAAAAATCAACACCAATTGCCGTAAAAGGAGCATTGATTCATAATCATTATGTTCGCAAAATGAAATTGGAAAAGAAATACAAATTAATTACAGACGGAGATAAAATCAAGTTTGTTTACCTAAAGGCTCCAAATCCAATATGTGGGCCAGAGGGAAAAGACATGGTGATCACTTTTCTGAATTCTTTACCCATTGAACTTGACCTGAATAACTATATTGACTACGATACACAGTTCGAAAAGACATTCCTAGAACCACTGCGGAATATATTGAACGTGATTGGTTGGACTGTTGAAAAACAAAACACTTTAGAGGAATTTTTCGCATGAATATTAAATCATTACTAAAAGCAACCGGGAACAACGACGCCTTTATTGCAGCGGATAGCGAAGACACTACTATTTTTATTGATACTGGTTCTTATGCTCTTAATGCTTTATTGAGCGGTAGCATCCACGGAGGATTGCCAAACAATCGAATCACCTGTCTTGCCGGTGAGCAAGCAACTGGTAAAACATTCTTCGCACTTGGTATTTGCAAGAATTTCTTAGATTCGAATCCAGACGCGATGGTTCTTTATTTTGATACAGAAAATGCCATTAACAGTGACATGGTAGACGGGAGAGGAATCGATTCCTCTCGTATTGCCATTGTTCCGGTTCTTACGATTGAAGAGTTCAAGACTCAGGCTTTGAAGATTGTAAATGCATATTTGGAGGAAGAGAAGGACAAGCGTAAACCCATTCTAATGGTGCTAGATTCCCTTGGAATGCTTTCCACCGAGAAAGAGATGAATGATACAGCAGAAGGAAAGAATGTAAGAGATATGACAAAGGCTCAATTGGTAAAGGGTGCTTTCCGTGTGCTTACTGCAAAACTTGGAAAGGCAGAAATCCCACTACTCATTACCAACCACACATATCAGGTAGTTGGAGCCTATGTACCAACCAAGGATCTTTCCGGTGGTAGTGGTGTTAAGTATGCTGCTAGCACTATTCTATTCCTTAGCAAGAAAAAGGATAAGACCGAAGAGGGAGTGGTTGGTAATTTCATTACTTGCAAGAATTTCAAGAATCGTTTTGCAAAGGAAAACATGGAGGTAGAGACTCGTCTAAATTATGAGACTGGTCTTAGCCGTTATCATGGATTGGCTGATCTTGCAGTAGAATACGGAATCTTCAAGAGTGTTTCTACTCGCATAGAACTACCAGATGGTTCTAAGGTATTCATGAAGAACATCAACGACGAGCCAGAAAAGTACTTCACCAAAGATATTTTGGACAAGTTGGACGAAATGATTCAAAAGGAATTTAAGTATGGAAAAATCGATAAAGAGTCTGTATGAAGCCACTGAACAAGTCCATAATGGATTTGTTGTGATAAAAATCAATTCTGGTAAGTTTGAGGGAATTGAATTTTCGTATGGCAAAATAGACATTAAAGAAGACAAAGAAAACGATAGAGCAGTCCTACATTATAAAATTGATCTTGTAAAAAATCCAAATGATGTTACACTTGATGAGAAGTTTGATCAATTAACCGGAGACATTATAGTAGATCTTTTGGAAGATTGGTTAGAGGAAAACGAAAATGAATTCGAGGATAGAGTTGACGATATTACGGACACTGATGACAAGCGAAAGTTATTGTCGCAAGGTGATCCCATTTCTGAAGAATGAATATTTTCATGATAAATCAGAACGATTAATTTTTGAAAACATTTTAGAATTCTTTACAAAATATAACACCGTTCCCTCCAAGGAAGCGGTGATTATATCATTGGAGAAACTGAAAAGCGTATCTGAGCAAGAATTCAAAACCTGTAGCGATTTGGTAGAATCTTTTGATTTTGATGGATCAATAAATCAAGATTGGCTTGTAAACGAAACAGAGAATTTTTGCAAAGACAAGGCAATTTATAATTCTATTATGGATTCCATCCAGATCATTGATGGAAAAGATTCAAGTAGAAATAAAACAGCAATACCAGAACTGTTATCAAAGGCATTGTCTGTTTCTTTTGATGTTCATATCGGACACGATTACACAAATGATTCAGAGAAGCGATTTGAATTCTATCACCAAAAAGAAAGAAAAATTGCATTTGATATCGAATACATGAACACAATCACTGCTGGTGGCACACCAACTAAGACATTAAATGTTGTAATGGCTGGTACTGGCGTAGGTAAATCATTATTCCTATGTCACCATGCAGCAAATTGCCTTGTTCAAAACCACAATGTTCTTTACATTACTTGCGAGATGGCAGAAGAAAGAATCGCTGAGAGAATCGACGCGAATCTTTTAGATGTAACTATGGATGATCTCAAAGATATGCCTTTGAGTTCATATATGATGAAGATAAACAATGTAGTCAAGAATATCAATTCAAGACTCATCATCAAGGAGTATCCTACTTCTAGTGCAGGATCTACGCACTTCCGAGCATTGTTAGACGAATTGCAAATCAAGAAGGGATTCAAACCAGATATCATTTTTATCGATTATTTGAATATTTGTGCATCGTCTAGAATTCGCAACAATGGTGCTGTAAATTCCTATACGCTTATTAAAGCGATTGCTGAGGAACTTAGAGCACTTGCAGTAGAGAAAGACATTCCTATCTGGACTGCGACACAAACAAACCGAGAAGGATACTCAAATACGGATGTTGGTCTTGAGAACACTTCTGAATCTTTTGGACTTCCAGCCACAACTGATTTTATGATTGCTTTGATCTCTACTGAGGAGTTGGAAGAAGCAAATCAGATAATGGTCAAACAGTTAAAGAATCGATATAATAATGCCATGTCGAATAGAAAATTTGTAATTGGATTAAATAGATCCAAGATGAAACTATTTGACATTCCATCTGTTGAACAGCCAACTCTCGTGGCTGGCAATACTACGGATGAACAGGAAGCCGGTTCCGGTTATGACATGAGAGACAAGTTCAAGAAAATGAAAACATCCTCAACGGGTGATTGGAAATTCTGATGTCTACTTACATTGACAAAATGTTCATAAACATAATTTCTCCAATGTTAGAGAAATTTGCATGGAAGAAAGAAACGCTTGCAAATTGCAGATGTCCAATTTGTGGAGATTCACAAAAGCACAAGAATAAGGCTAGAGGATTTTTCTTTCAAAAAGGAAATGATTTCTTTTACAAGTGCCATAATTGTAATTTTAGTAGTAATTTGTATAACTTCTTAGAACAAGTTTCCCCCAATCATTGCAAAGAATATGCAATACAAAGATGGAAGAATGGGGAAAATGGTAAGTCAAATTACAAGAAACCGAAGATAAAGTTTGAGAAACCACAATTCAAAAAAACAGAATTGACCGATTGTATCCCTGTTTCTGATTTAGAAGAAAATCATCCATGTAAAAAATATGTCATCTCTAGAAAGATTCCAAAAGAATCAATGCATATTCTTTATTATACAAATAACTTTGGTAATGTCGTAAAGACAATTGATCCAGAGAAGGATGGAGTCATAGGTAAAGAAGAAAGATTAGTAATACCAATTTATGATGAATCTGGATCTCTGATCGGAGCACAAGGAAGATATATTGGAGCCAATAAAAAGACAATTCGCTATATCACAGTTAAAAGAGAAAACTCATCTAGATTGTGGTATGGTTTGAATAGAGTAAAAGATGAACCAGTTTATATTGTAGAGGGGCCAATTGATTCTTTGTTTTTACCAAACTGTGTAGCAACTCTTGGTATGGATTCTTCTATGGAATTACCAGATAAAATTAAAGACAAGAATGTGATATTCGTAATAGACAACCAACCAAGAAATAGAGATGTTGTGGAAACTCTACAAGATCTTATTAAAAGAAAATTTAACGTAGTTATTTGGCCAAATAACATAAAGGAAAAAGATATAAATGATATGGTTTTGTCTGGTAAAACTTCAGATCAAATAATTGAAATTATTAAACAAAACACATATAATGGTTTGCAAGCACAATTAAAATTAAATGAATGGAAGAAAACATAATGGATCAAGAAAGCGATGACTTCTTTGAAGAGTATGGAGAAGAAATGACAAAATCATTTTTAAACTTTGGAATACATTTCAAAGAATATGTTTGTGAAATGAATAACGAATTGTGCAATTCTGCAATAGAATATGGACATTCTTTTGCAAAGCAATATGGAATAGAAGTTAAAAAAGAAAATGATGAATTTTATTATTCTGCCATAGAGGACACAGAAGAAACCGATTTTGTCTATTCAATAATAATGATTTACATGAGGTTTGCAGACAAGGTAAAGGAAGTAGATCCTGATTTGTGGCAAAAAGCGGTAGAGTATTCCTCCGATTATGGTGGAGTTGGACGAGTAAAATTTTATCATACAGACAAAGAAAAAGAGGAAGAAGATGAAAAAGATTAATGTTTTAGATCACGGTCACGTTGAATATGTTATGCACATGGGAGATGATTTGGCAGTAGTGAACGCTGCCAGAGTTTCCTTTAACAAGGAAAGCACTTTACAAGAAAATGGAATCTTGTCTGATAAGGATAAAAAATTAATTGCTTACTTGGCCAAGCATAAGCATTGGACACCATTTGCACATCCACAAATTACACTTCGTATTAAGGCTCCAATTTTTATTCGAACTCAACTATTTAAGCACAAGGTTGGATTTGTAGAAAACGAAGTTTCCCGTCGATATGTCAGTGATCCTCCAATTGTTTATAATCCACGATGGAGAGGCAAACCAACAAATGGTGCAAAACAAGGGTCTGAGGACTTCATGGAAATTGACGAAGCATACAACACAACAAATAGACATTACGAATTTACTGTAAATGAAGCACTTCAAACATACGAAGAACTACTGAAGCGAGGAGTTGCACCAGAACAAGCAAGATCTATTCTTCCACAAGGAACATACACAGAATGGTGGTGGACTGGTTCTCTTTCCGCTTATGCTAGAGTTTATCACCAAAGAATTGATTCCCACGCACAATGGGAAGTTCAGCAATACGCTAGTGCAATTGCCAAAATAATCGAACCTCTCTTTCCAATCTCTTGGAAGACACTGACTACATAAAACACCAACTTTAAAAATTAGGAGCAACAAATGAGTTTACCAAGTCTTTATCAGGATTTTATTCACCTTTCGCGTTATTCAAGATGGATTGAAAGCGAAGGAAGAAGAGAAACATGGGAAGAGACTGTTCGTAGATATTTTGATTTTTTCGAAAATCATCTTAAAAACGAACACAAGTTTATTCTTACCAAAGAACTTCGTAGTGAATTAGAAACCGCAGTACAGAACTTGGAAATCATGCCAAGCATGAGAGCATTGATGACTGCCGGTGAAGCACTCCAACGAGACAACACAGCAGGATATAATTGTTCATATGTTGCTGTGAACCGAGTGAGGGCTTTTGATGAAATTTTATACATACTCATGTGTGGTACAGGTGTGGGCTTCTCAGTTGAGAGGCAATATGTTGAGAAACTTCCAACTATTGCAGAGGAGTTCACGAACAGTGAGACCACTATTGTTGTCCAAGATAGCAAGGCTGGTTGGGCTAAAGCGTATAGGGAACTTGTGTCCTTACTTATTGGAGGTCAAATTCCAAAGTGGGATGTCTCAAAGGTTCGTCCTTCTGGCGCAAGACTTAAGACATTTGGGGGTCGTGCATCGGGACCGGGGCCGTTGGAAGATCTCTTTAGGTTTACAACTGAAACTTTTAAGAAGGCTTCAGGAAGAAAACTCACTTCCATCGAATGTCATGATATCGTTTGTAAGATTGCAGAAGTTGTCGTGGTCGGAGGTGTGCGAAGATCAGCACTTATTTCACTTAGTAACCTTACTGATGAAAGAATGCGCGACGCAAAATCAGGAGCATGGTGGAACGACAATCCTCAACGCGCACTGGCCAATAACTCAGTTGCCTATAAAGAAAAACCAGACATGGGAATCTTTATGGAAGAATGGATGTCTCTTTATAAGAGCAAGAGTGGTGAGCGCGGTATCTTTAATCGCGAGGCTTGCAAGAAGACTGTTGCCAAACTAGGGGATCGTCGTGATTCAAACTTTGAGTTTGGAACCAATCCTTGTTCTGAAATCATCCTACGCGACCGTGAGTTCTGTAATCTCACAGAAGTCGTTGTAAGAGCAGATGACACAGCAGACAGTCTTGCTCGTAAGGTGCGTCTAGCGACGATTCTAGGTACGTTCCAAGCGTCTTTAACGAACTTCCCATACCTCTCAAGCGAATGGAAGAAGAACTGCGAAGAAGAGGCATTACTTGGTGTATCCCTAACAGGCATTCTTGATAATGAAAATATGTGTAATGATGTAATCAATTTGGAGAAGGGTTTGGTTTCTCTGAAGAATATGGCAATAAAGGTGAACGCAGAGTATGCCAAGAAGATTGGAATCAATCCTGCTGCTGCCATTACCTGTGTAAAGCCATCTGGAACTGTATCTCAATTGGTAGATGCTGCTTCTGGAATCCACCCAAGACACTCTCAGTATTACATTCGCACAGTTCGTGCAGATCAAAAAGATCCATTGTGTAAGATGATGATTGATATGGGATTCCCATACGAGAAGTGTGTAATGAAACCAGATTCTGTGATGGTATTTTCATTCCCAACAAAGTCTCCAGATGGATGCGTAACACGAAACGATTTGGGTGCAATAGAGCACTTGGAATTGTGGTTGACATATCAAAGATATTGGTGCGAACATAAGCCAAGTATCACAATCACAGTTCGTGAAAACGAATGGATGGATGTTGGTGCATGGGTGTATAAGCACTTTGATGAGATCAGTGGTATTTCATTCCTGCCACACAGTGATCACAATTATCGTCAAGCACCGTATCAAGAATGCACAAAGGAAGATTACGAAGCACTTCTAGCAAAGATGCCTCAAAACATAAACTGGTCTGATCTTGTTAAGTATGAGAAGGAAGACAAGACATCAGGAACACAAACATTTGCTTGCAGCGGCGATAAGTGTGAAGTAGTTGATATAACTTCGTGATGAAAGTTGGTTCCTTGTTTACAGGGGTAGGAGGCCTTGATCTCGGTTTTGAGAATCAAGGCTTTTCTATTTCTTGGGTTTGTGATAAGGAAAAAACTTGCAGAAAAATTTTGTCTAAAAGATTTCCCTCGGCTAAAATTTATGATGATGTTTGTACCATAGATCCAACTGAAGTATCTCCAGTTGATGTGGTTGTTGGTGGGTTTCCGTGTCAAGATTTGTCCGTTGCTGGAGAAAGAAAAGGATTAGAAGGAGAAAGATCAGGTTTATTTTATGAGTTTATTCGAATCGTCAGAGATATGCCAAAAAGACCATCCTTCGTGGTGGTCGAAAATGTCCCCGGAATGCTCACAAGCAATAACGGAAAAGATTTCGGTATCGTCCTCTCTGAAATGGTCAAACAGTGGAGTCCTAAATCTATCGCGTGGAGAACATTGGACAGTAGATTCTTCGGTGTTCCCCACAGAAGAGAAAGAGTCTTCGTTGTTGCAGATCTTGCAGAAGAACGTGCCTCAAAAATACTTGCTCTTGATGAAGACATGCGCGGGGATATTAGAAAGAGGGAAGCGAAAGGGAAAAACTCTGTTTCCACCTTTAGCGAACTCTTTGACGAATATGTTGAAGAATACCCCATAGCAATTCGCAAGTCAAGAAAAGCACAAAGCACATTTGATTTTGAAACATGGGTTCAAACGGATTATGCAAACACTTTAAATTTATTTGACATAAATCAAAGATCTAGCAATCTAGTCATAGAAAGCAAGAATGAAGTTCGTATGTTAACTCCAATTGAATGTGAACGACTGCAAGGATTTCCAGATAACTGGACCGAGGGACTTTCGGATACTTCAAGATATAATCAGATGGGAAATGCAGTAACAGTAAATGTTGCAGAATGGCTTGCAAATAGGCTTAAAATGGCTATATAATTGTACAGGGGTAGTGGCCGGGCCCGCTCCGCCTCAGGATCAATTGAAGTATCGATCTTCAGGCCGCCGGAACCACTACTCCTGTTAAGTTTCTAAATACTATATGATGACAATATATGCGGGAATAGATTATAGTTTAACTTCACCAAGCATCTGCATTTATAATACAGACAATGGTGAGTTTGCATTTAAAAACTGTATGGTTTATTTTTTAACAGATGTAAAGAAATTAAACACAGTGTTTTTGGGAAATGTTCGTGGTGAGTCTTTTGAGGATTATAATAACCAATGTCAGAGATACGACACAATATCGGAATGGGCAATTCAATACCTAATAGGTTGCAAGATGGTTGGCATAGAAGACTACGCTTACGCGGCCAAGGGAAGAGTGTTTCACATAGCGGAAAACACTGGCATCTTAAAATACAAACTATTTCAGCAGATGATACCAGTGGAGACAATACCACCAACAGTGGTGAAAAAGAATGCAACTGGCAAAGGGAACGCGGACAAAGAATTGATGTACAATGCTTTTGTCTCAGAAACTGGCGTGATGCTGAAAAATATTATTACCCCCAATAAAAAAGATGTCGGAAACCCCGTTTCCGACATCGTAGACTCTTATTACATCTGTAAGAGTCTTTGGCAGAGTATTTCTGCCAAAGAATAATAGGTTTATTTTTTCAAATCTGCATAAAGTATAAATACTCTATCAGTTGAAGTGGGGATACCTTATCAACACCTCTCATATTGGGATTATCCCAGAGTGTAATGGCTGGATCACCTCCTTGTAATAGGGGTCCCTTTGAAGAGTTTACACAGTGAGAGTGCTTCGGTAAAACCATATTAATCCTTTTTCGCACTAAACTTTAACTGCTATCCTAGCCCGAGGAGCAAACAACACACTTAAGGTGTGTTGTTTGTTTGTTCTTTTGGTTCGTCTTTTTCTAAACCATCATCGCAGAGAATTGGTTTACGAATGAATTCTCTATATGCCCAGAATAAAGATATTACCAACACAGGAGCATACCAGAAAACCCAACTATATGATTGTTGTGCAACTCCTGGCTCATTTATTCTATCTTTCATGCCAAGAATTATTGGATTGTCTTTTGTGGTGTCTGGTACAATTGTTGGAGTTGTATCACACGCCGCAAGAAGTAGTGACAATACTGGAAGAATAAATTTCATTTGTTGTCCTTATGATTTATTAGAACCGGCAGCAGAACCAAAATAGAAACCAACTATGCTGAGAAGAATTTGTCTATTCTCAGATGTATAGAGGAATCCATTTATTTGAACGAAGAACTTTCTGGTGGTTTCAGGAATTAAACCAAAGAATCCTTCTGGGTTCTTTGCATCAACTTCTACAAAGGTTGGAAGTCCAAAGAACGGTAAGATAAATGGTGCAGCAAGAGTTGCAAATAGAACTGTTAGAACTATGAATTGTCTGACTCCCCTACCAACATCAAGTGGTACTCTTTTTGCAGCCTTATCTTGGTTTTCGGTTGTTTGTTTGTTTGTTTCCATTGCCATTTGGAACATTTCTTTTTGATCTTGGGCTCTTTGCGCCCAATAACGAAATAGAAATCCGGTGATTCCACCGCCGAGCATGGAAATCAATTCTGTTGGAATCATACTGTACCTCCGTTACTTTTATTTATGCTTCTGGTGCTTTTCCGAAGCGAATAATGGCATTTTTAACATTCTTCTCTGGGAATCCACCGGGGCCTTCTCTGACAAACTTGGCTTGGGTTTCACCCATCCCTGGTCTGCCCATAGCAGAGACAAATCCTTCATGTTCTTCTCCACCGTGGGTTCTTAGATCAAATTGATCATAGTGAGTTCCAAATTGATCAAGCAGTGCGTGTTTTGCTGCATTTATATGTCCGTGTGCAGTGAATAAACCTTCTAAATGTTTTGCATTTTGTTGTATTGTTCTAGCAAAAGAATCTGTCATTGCTTTTCTGGTTCTTTCAGACAGTCCTCTTTGTGATGCCTTACCCATGTGTGTTGGTATAAATTCTGTTAGTCCCTTTACAGATCTGACACCAGTAGTTCTTGCTGCTTCGTTGGAATACTCTTGAACCATTCTATGGAACTTTTTGTCTTGTGGTAAGCCTCTAGCAAACCTAACCAGATCTCTATTTCCAAGAATTTTTTTGGCTTGTGCTATGGAACTAGATACTACCTTTGCTCTTTCGGGAGTTAATCCTAATCTTGTTTTTTTACCTATAGTCAAATTAGGAATAAAAGCTCCTTCTGCTGATAATCCACTAACACTACTTGAAGTTTTTATTAAATTTGAAGTTCCTCTTTGGGTCTTATATAAAGAGTGTGGAGCAAAACCAACTGATGCTTCTTTTGGAACAGAATAATTAATTGCATTTGGTTGAGTTCTACCACCATGTTCGGTTCCAGTAAACAGCAAATCACCCTGAACTGCGGTTCCTGGCTTTAAGTTTAATTTTTTACCAAAACGAAGAGCAGGAATTAAATCCCTGATCATATGCTCTTTATTTGTTGCTTTTGCTGCCGCTGTTATTTCTTCTTCTGTTCTAAATTTTGCTGCTCCTGATTTTGGTAGTACCGATACTTGTCCATTTTCATCCATTTCTATAACTATACTTCGACCACCGTCAGCCTTCAATGACATTGTATGTCCTCTAGACTGTCTTCCGGTTGCAAATCTTCTATGAGATGACTCAAGGTGTCTTATCGCAGTTGCTGGATTACCATGATACAAAAAATCTCCAACATGTGTCATGTGTCCAGTTGTTTGTACTACTCTTTTTGCTTCCAAAAGAAGATTCTCGAATAACTTTCTACCAACTCCCTTTTTGACTCGTTTTTTGTGTCTTAAAGCGGCCGCCGGAGTAACAACAACATCTTCTGGTTTGTCTGCGGAAACACCAACACCAACAATTCCACCACCACCAACCGACATTTCTTCAATAATTGGTTTAATGTAACTTAAGAAATATTCACCATCACCGCCGAGAGAATCAACTTCTTCTGAGAGTGCTGTCATAGCAGCCATTGGATTTGTCATGGCATAACGAACCATTGGATCTGAAGAAGTTCGTAGTGCTCTTTTTAATACGACAATCAACCGATAAAATGGATTACCGGCTCTCATTTCTTGCTGTGTTTTGTAGTCTTGTGGATCTTTTAAAAACTTACCGTTTGCGTCAATTATTCCCGCCTTGTAAATGTCCATTTGGGTGAATGGTTTTGTCAACTCTGACAAAAATTCCCATATAGTGAAACTTGTTACAATTTGTGAATAAGATAGGTTCATTTTAGATTTTTCAATATGTTGTTTACTCTATGATCACTTAATATTTTTTCTAAATCAGTTTCTGGTATTCTACTCGGTAAAATTTGAAGATATTCTAAAAACGATTTAAGATACGGATGAAGTTTTGGACACACTTTAAAGAAAAGAATTCTGCAACAGGCTTCATTTCCAAACACGTTGTTCAACAGTATTATATGATTTAATATCAGCCTTTCCTTCAAATCTTTTGACTTATCATAACGATTTAATAATCTCTTAATGTATTTTACTCGCGTTAGGTCGTCATTGAACTCATTTATGCCTTTGCAAAATGGATTATCATAATGCTGCATGGCATACATCATAAAATTTTCATCATTAAGAGATTCAAACTTCATTGACTGTTATGCTTCTACTATGCTAGCCTTGATGTAGTATGGAGCCTTTTTGGTTTCTCCGCCGCTTGATTGAACCATTAGTTTTAGGACAAAATTTCTCCCATCAAAACCGTTGGTTACTTCGAACCCAGTTGAAAGATCATGGGTTGGGGATGTTCCAAAAGATCCACCGAATCTCTTTAGTGGGAATTCGTATTCTTTGTTTGTTTCTAATTCTGTTGATTTGTTTAGGTCAAAATCAACGTTTGCTAAATTCATTTTGGCTCGTAAAACATACAAGGCAGACTTTGGATCTAGATATGAACGTGAGGTGAATGCTGAGATAAAGGCATTAATTCTCTCTAAATCATCTTCTTTGTTATAGTCCACGGGACGAACTTTATCCATTGCATCTCTGCCCTTGGAGGTAAGAGTTGGATCATATCCAAAACCACCACCCTCGGAGTATTCTTCTGCTAATTCTGAAATTTCTGTTCTAAGTTCTTTAAATCGTTTCATTGAGATTTCCTCTTTTAGTTATTTATGCGGTTTACTTTTTGCCCTTTTTCTTCTTTCCCTTTGGTTCTTGTCCTCTTTTGCGAAGTTCGATATAGGTTGCAAGACGATATTTTGCATTTTCTGCTGTATCTTTACCCTTTATTGGTTTTGCTTTGACCTTTTTTGCAATTCTATCCCTGCTCTTTATCTCTTTTTTAGTCATTGTTCCTGCATGGTTTGCATTTACAATTTCTTCTGAAACCACACCAAGTCTAGTGAGTAATCGGGTTATGGTTGGCTTTACCTTTTCCATTATTGGTTTTTTTGTCACTTGTTCGTTTAACTGGACGTTTTCGTTTACACTCTTCCAACCACCGCCATGTTTTTTGTACCATTTTGCAGCCCAACCATTTGCATAGGCAGAAGGATAAACTTTAAATTTTTGTTTTGCTAGAGACTTTGCTTTACTCCAAAGTGAAGGATTTGTTGGTTTGTTTTCTCCTTCATTCAGGACAGAATATTCTGTTATGTTTCCATTTTCTACAAATTTGATGGAAAGTATGTCATCGTATGAAACTGCTACAGTTTCATTTTCATTTAAGATCTCAAAATCTTTACCATTTTTGATAAAACTATTTGACGCTATCTTAAACAATCCTCTATTATGGGTTATATCATTGGTTTCGTTCAAGTATTGTACTATGACTTTTTTATTCAAGAAAGATGAATCTAAATTCTCCAATACATTTTTATCGAAGGAGTATTGATACTTACTATTGGTTTGTTCTTCGTTTGGTTTTGCAAAATTTGTTATTTTTTCTACCAACGATTCGTTAATATTTTTGTGTGATGTCATGACTGGTTTTCTTCCTTGTGTTGTTGTACTAACTTTTGATTCTGCTGATCTTTTTTGTCTAACTGCTTTCTTCTTTTCGTCTTTACTCATTTCACCGGATGTTTCTGGAGTTTTTGAAGATACTCTAACAGATGGTCTGCATTTAGGGTATGATGAATCTTTGGCTTCAGATCTACCACACGGTGGATGACCACCGCCTTTTTTCTTTCTTGATATATCCACCCATTTTTCTTTAAACCATCTTCTAAGATCTTCGTTTATCATACATTAACCTTTTCTCTGTGATGCAAGTTGAACTTCTATTGCGTTTCTGGCATACAACATACTTTCTTTTACTACCGAGGTATCTACCATATCAAACTTAGTAGAGTTGCACCATTGATTTAGTAAGAAACCAGTAATTTGATTCCTTATTCTTATTGGCAATACGCAAAATCCCTCAACATTATTATCTTCAAAAAATTGTTTAAAGAAAGAATGTTGCAAATCATGCATTGATATTATTTTTGGTTCGTCTTCAACCACAGAATTTAGTAGAGGGACAAACATGGAGCAAAGCAATCCTTTAATTCTTCCAGCGTCGGCTGACATGCCACGAGATAGAGATTCGTGTGTGAGAGTGAACTTTCGCATTGACACCCCATCCATGAAGTATTCTCCATTATGAAATTGTATGATCTGTGATCTTGCAGCATCTGTCTTGACTCGTAGTTCCGTTAGAGTTTCATGAATTTCACCATGAACTTCAATATATTTTTTATCTTCATCGTTTTTTCTCTTTGGGACTAATTTGATGGTGGTTAATATTACACCAACCACCCCCGCCGTAATTAGACTTGCTGTTTCAAACCACTCAATGAGTAAATCACTTTTGTTTGATGCCATTTTTAACTACTCCTTTTAGAACTTCCTGAATTGGGTCAACCATGCCTGGTGTTTCCTTTACATATTTTTTTCTCAATTCATCAGTTCCAATTTCTCCAGCACCATGTTCCTCGTTCATAGATCTATTTTTGCTTTTTGAAAGAACTCTTAGATTAGAATCACCATTATTTCGTGGATTTCCATCTTTATGATCTACATCTTTTCCATCACCTTTTTTAACTCTTCCCTTTTTCATCATTTTTCTTCTTGCCAATACTCTTTTAGATCTGTTTTTTCTTTGTTCTGGTTTGCTGTGGTAGTTGTCATATTCTTTTCTGTAATTTCTAGCCTCATTCACAAAACTTTCAAATGCCTCTGGGGATAACAAACTATTTTCCCACATTTCATTCAATAAACTTGCTAAATCTGGTTCTAATCCATTTATCATTATTGTTTCCGGTGAAACCAAACCGGAAGTCAGCGCAATATTTAGTCCTTCTTCGTTATCTTGATTTTCGATCAAGAAATCATTTATGAATCCATAAGAATCTTCATTAATTTCTTGTGGCGTTTCTTCAAATTGTTGAGAATCCATAACCGGAATAGAGAAAACTTTTCTACCGTCTATGATAATTTGATTATAGCCTCTAGATGGCCCTTCCATGTAATCTGTAACATCAACTTCATTAGAAACCATTATTTGTGGTTCTAATTCTGTGTAAAACATAAGTGCATTGACATCATTTCCAATTTCATCTAAATCATTTTTCATCTGAGAACTCATTGGAACACCGAACATAGAATTTTCCATCTGTTCGTGTAGTCTTGGGGTGTAGTCAATGTTAAACAGAGTAGAGAAAGATCTCATCTTTTTCTTCTGTCCCTTTACAGCCCTAGATCTTCCTTTAAATGCTCCTCTGATTTTTAGATCTGGGAGAATTTTTCTAATAAGTTGTTCACTGATTACATCAACTTTGACGCCAGTTCCATCTTTATTCATTCCCAACAAATGGGTTGCACACGCGGCGTTATTTGCACCAAACTTACCAACACCACTAAATGATTCTAATATCATTGAGGTTTGGAATTCCTCGCTGATATCAAAAATTTCTCGGAACATGTTTGCCACATCATCTTTTAACTTATCTTGTTGTTCTACTATTCTCTTATATTTTCTCATCTCTGCTTCGTTAGCACCTGATGGAAGTTCTCCGTCAGAGATGTAGGACTTGATTTCTCCAACTTCATAAGTCCCGGTTTCGGCAGATTTGGCAAAATTCAATAATGCATCTTTGATTTTTTTGACTATGCTTTTAACTTTAGGATTCTTAGCGGCAATGTCTCCAGCCATCCTAAGAGCAGACTCCACGGTTGCTGCTGCTTCCCCACCTTCTGCGTTTAGAATACGAGAAGCACCAACTTTCATGCTTGCACGAATGCATTTCTTGGGATCTATTTTGCTCATGTCACCATTTGCTTTTTTCCATAAATCTCTGGGGACAAACATTATATCAGTTTTTGGTGTGCTATCTGTTCCACCAGAATCTGTCCATTGTTTTGTTAGTTTTGTTTTTGCTGATCCCATATGGACACCAACCATGTCTCCAAATTGTTGTTGTATTTGTTGAACACAACGCATGGCTGATGCTTGGAGAGTTTTACTTCCAGCCAATTTTTCTTTCATTTTCTTTTCTAGGTTTGGGTCAGTTCCTTTTATACCCAAAACTTGATTGAGAACCACAGGAATTGCTGCTTCTAGATCCAAAGAACTATGATCCCAATCCTCATATTGAGACTTTGGTGTTGTTCTAGTTTTTCCCTTTGGTGGAACTTTTGGAAGTTCTGGGAGTATTGTTCTTGGATCTTTTTTAGTTACAGTTGGTTTTTTTTCTGCTGCTTTCTTTGCTTTTTTCTTTGTTTCTTTTGCCTTTTTCTTCTTTGCAGCACCCTTTGGTTTTGCTCTAGAAAACTCAGGGAATAATTTTTTCGAAGAATCTGTGATTCTGAAATTGGGATCATCAAGATAACGCTTTGCCTTACCCTTATCAAATTCGTCAGGAGAAACTAATACTCTAGATTTACCAATGTCACGCTTCGATACGATCTTAATCTTGTTTTTCTTGCCTTCGCGAGCAACTACTACTGCATAAGCACCACCCTTTTTTTCTCTTCTTTCTTCTTGCTTGCGAATTGTATCCTTCTTTCGTGGATTGCCTGCGGAACGAACCTCAGTTCTTGCACTAGAACGAACTTTCCGTGGAGATGCGACTGCTCTTTTTACTGCTTCTGATATTAGTTCTTCGCTTATTCTCACTCTTCTTGGCCTTCCTGTTGTTCTTGGTTGCTTATCCAAACCACTAGCAATTTCGGCTCGTTTGGCACTTAGCAGACGCCTAGAGAAGTTAGTCTTTACCTGAAAACGAACATTTGCTATTCTTGCTTTTCTTGCTAACGGATGTTCGCCGCGCATAGATGATGTTTTCTTTGCTCTATGTAATTTGTTTGCTAGAGTTGTTTTTCTTTGTTTTATTACAGATTGAACAATTTGTGCTTCATTCAACATATTTGCAAAGTCACTTATCTTATCCATTGAAAATTGTTCTGTTAACTTTTTCTTTCTTGCTGCTGCTCTTTCTCTGGCTTTTTTGTTTCTCTCCAATCTTCGTGCTTCTTCAGCAGCAGGGACAACACTAGTAAATTGTCTACGAATCATCGATGCATATTGTTTTTGTTTACCAGATGCAAGAATAGATTCTGGCATAAATGCGTGTGCTAAATCATCTTTTCCCGCTAATATTGCTTTTCTGAGTCTACCAGCCTTTGCGTGTTCAACTGGAATTCTACCACCGACTACCAATTTGGATAATTCTTCCAAAGGTAAATCTTCTTCACTTCTCTTCGCTGCAAGTGGATGAAAATCAACTTTAACTCTATGCACTGTTTTTTGATCAGAACCAAGCATACCACCATGTGTCTTCATGTGCTTTTCAATTGCTGCTCTAAGAGATTTCTCTCCTTGCATTTGATCTGGTCCTAATCCAACTGTGATATGCTTATGCCCACCCCTTTCTATGAGGTGAACAATTTGATGCATTGGACTAATTGAAGATTTTTGCGGGACGGTTCCAAAACTCAGTCTAGATGCACCCATACCTTTTTTGATATGTGCGTGGGAACCCTTTATTATTTGTTCTTTTTGTCTAAATGATAATGGTGCGTCTGGAGCATTCTCCGAAGCACCAAGACCATGATAAAAATGACTATAACCGGACTTTTCTGCATGAGCAGCAGCAGTCCTTGCTATTTCTTCGTGTCCTCTGGTATAAGGATTAAAAGCGCCGGTTACTAAAAATGCCGAACCTGTTTGTTTTGCTTCAGTTAATATATCCATTTATACGATTCCCACAGGACAAACCCTGTAAGATATGTAGAAAAAGAAAGCCGAGCACTTGCTCGGCTAGTTGTACGCCACGGTGGTTGTAGGCGACTTATACAATCCTATCTATCTTCACAAAGCCTTTATGGCTTTTTCTCTTCCCGGCCATTAATTCATACATTGCTGACTTAGACAGATTATTAATCCTACAGAATTCCATGAAGTTTTCCACCATAAACGAAACACCATCGTTTCTAGTAAACAGCCATGCTTTACTAGGTTGTATCTTTTCTTCCATGTGTTCCGACCAAACCCAAGAAGAACCTTGTCTTTTGAAAATACCACCATATCTTTGAACAAATGCATCTCTAAACTTGTTTGAATTTGAAGATTCATTTGCTCTCACCCACATTTTGGTATTTTTTACATTGATCAGTCTCTTAGCGTCCATTTTGTTGCTCCCTATAATAATCTATTGCATACTTTAGTTGCTTTACATAATGTACTGGATTTCTTTCGAATACTTGAACATCTCCAGTTTCACAAGTAATAATTATGCAAATGTTTTTAATTGGTTCTTTGAACTGTTCTTGCCACATTATCGCATATGCGGTTGTTTGTGTAAAATAGTTCTCTATATCTTCTTCTCTTTTTGTTTTTGTACTTCCCTTGAAGTCTATTACAGAGAGTTTCCCATTGAACTCTCCCACACAATCTACTCTTCCAGCCAGTTTCAAGGTTTTGCTGAATAACGGACATTCCAATCCACGAATGTTGTCAATTTGGTTTATAGTGGTTTTTGTCTGGAGGAATAACTCCAGTATGTCCGCCGACATCTCTTTCGTATTGAGATCTTGGTTTTCTAGGTATTTTTCGATGACGGAGTGAAGGTTTGTTCCCCTTTTTGTCACCCGATTTAATTCTGCTGGATTGTTTTTTCGCCATTCTGCAAAGAAAGATCTTTTTTGCCATCCTGTTACCGTTGTTACAGAGGGATAATATTCACCTTCACATAGGTATCTACGACCATTTTCATCTTCAACAGATTCAATTGGTTTAAATTGATGGGGTATGTGAACAAATTGTTTTTGCAACTTCATCATTATATAAAGAAATACACAGTTTTAAATTATTTCTTCTCTTTTTTACCACTAGAGAATTGAGAAGTGACATCACGATTTCTCTCATCATAAACTTTGAAATGAGTTTTGCCAGAAACAATACGCATCACGCCTTTGTGTGATACGGCAGTTCCTCTTTTCTTTACACCCTTATCCATAAAAGTAATCTTATACAACTTCTTCTTGTGTTTTTTCAGTGGGTGAGTTGCTTCTTCGCTCATGTAGCGATTGATGTTCCTTGTTGTAGGATCAGCACGGACATCGGCCATTGCTTGTTGTGTCATTTGATAATTTGCTGAGAATGGACTGAGTGTGCTTGTTGGATCAATGCTACCATCTGGTGCAACTCTTCCCTCAGAACCACAGACACCCTGTTTGTATTGTTGGACGAATTGACGAAACAGGTCTTTTTGGCTTATATCTTCAAAGATGGAAAGAAAGACTTGCTCAGGAGAATACTTTTCTATTATATCTTCGGTGCTTTCGTTTAGATCTACTGTTTCTATTTGCTCTTTATCTTTTACAAAATTTATGACTAAATCTGTAAAGATTTCTTCTTGTTCTTCTGTCAATGGAAATTGAAAGCGTTCTTCAAATACTTCCATAGATTGTTCTATTGTTTCGGCAAGGACGGAAACAGGATCATCGGTTCCTTGAATCTGCTCCGGTTGTACATTTACAATTTTGTTAACGACATCAACAATAGATTTTTGTGCTCTTGTATCCATAGGTATCTCCGTAATCTTATTTATAGTATACATACTTTTACTTTTAAAAGGAATAAAAGCATGGACATTTATCAAAGCGCAAGATTAATTTCCGCTAGCGGCACTTTACAAAAAAACAAGGGAATAATGCTGCTTGGTGCATCTTCTGGAATACTTGTAAAAATGACTGGTTTGAGTGGAGGAAATCGAGTAGTTTCTTCTGTTGGTGTTACAGGGGTTGCTAATGACATTAGAATTATTCCAGTTCAAATTATCGGAATTACTTTAGGCGCATCCGGTACAGTTTACGAACTCAATTAACGGGTTTTGACCACAATCCACCTTCCATTTTTCTTCTCGTAACTAGTCCGCGCAGGACTTCTTTTCTTCCTGTCTCTGGGTTGTGTGCTTTGTTATACAACGCCATCGTGCCTGGAACTTTATTCCAATTATCTGGGTGACTTAAGGCATCTTGAATTTTTTCATAATTTTTGTTTTTCATAAAGTTTTCGCCAACGTTATAAGAAAAACTAATTACTGCTGCTTTTTGGTGATCATTCATTTTGTCCCAATGTGGAACAGTCTTCTCCATCTTTGGTATAACCACGTTGTGGATGTGGTGTTCGTGTTCCTTGTGTGCTTGTTCTCTGGTTATAGTGTCCCCTTGTTTAACTGGTTTTCCAGATGACCAGCGAGTGGTTCCCAAACCAACAGTCCATGTACCATCTTTATTATAGGCAGTTGGTTCAAATCCTTCTCGTTCTCTTATAATTTGAGAAGCAAGTAAATGAGCAGAGGATGTTGGTTTTTCCTCTCTTGTTTTGGCAACAACCTGACCAGAACCAATCTTTGCAACAGCAGGAGTTACTTGCTGAAAGGTAGGTCTTGTTGCTTGATGGGCTCCAATTACAGATCCTGCAACGGCCAATCCACCTAGTACGCCTCTAGCCCAATCTTTTTTTTTAAGACGTTGTTCAAGCAAATTCATAATTCTAACTGTATCTGTTGTGGATTCTTCTGAGAGATCTGGTAGTCCTCTGAATTGTCTTCTACCACCAACCATAGAAACTCTGTAGGGAGAACGTTCTACCTCTGTTTCAATCATGTCACCCTCTGATTCGTGTCCTGCGTGTAGATACATTGTTCTTCCGGCTCTTCTATTTTTTTCTTTGAAGTTTACTGCAATATGGCCGCTATCAGAGGGAACCATTTGTGATACTTCTCTGGCCATACCTTTTGGATCTACCATCATCAATGCACCTTGATGTACTACTAGATTATGATCTACTGCTGGTGCTTCGAAGTCTGGTACAGTTCTTGCACGAATTGTGACAATCTTTCCTGACTTCAGTGCTGTTTGTATAGCGCCATGTGTTTTTGTTGCTGATTCTGCTCTTGCTTTTTTTGTTATGGCAATCGCTGGTCTTTCCCTTGCCTTTAGCATCTCATCTTTTACTCTTCCTTCCATGAATGTCCTAAAATCTTCTGTGAAATGCTTTAATTTATTTGTTTTTTGTTCCATAGTAGTAGTTTCCTCTGATTAAGTATGTAGTTTTAGCCTATATCTTTGAATTTGCTATTGATTTCAACCGCAAGTCATGGTATACATATCCCTACATTCGCGTCAAACCGAATGATGTCTTTAAAAAAGGAGATATGAATGAAGACACTATGCACAGTTATGACTGGTCTTGCACTCTCCTCTTCTGCGTTTGGTCAGGAAGCACCCGCTCCTACACCAATGGTAGATGCTCTGACTCTCAAGGAGTCAGTAGAAATCTACGCAAAGAAGGGAAATGCAGATACAGTCGCAGCGTTGAACACAACTCTCGCTGCAAAGGCATTTGGACTTGATTGGCACTTCACCGTTCCAGTCTATGTCTCAGAAGCCAGTGGTTATGGTTCTATGGAACTCGGAGTCTCTTGGGATTTCCTCAAGGGCGCTGATTTCCTAGGTTCCAAGACTACCGTGAACGTTGAGGGAGGTCTTTGGATGCCAACAGGTTCTGCTGGCTACGAAACCACCAACCTTGATCCACACATTGGTCTAGGTGCAAATCTTGATTGGACAAACTGGAATTTCAACCAGACATTCGATTATCGTTTTGTACCCGGTACTATGTACGATCCACTCATCGGGTATCGTATTGGCGAGGGTGTTGCATCTCTCGTTTCAGATCTAGATTATAAGTTCGCTCAGAACTTTGATGTAGGTTTGAACATCACCCAAAAGTATTTTGATGGTGGTGGTGTTGTTCTTCTTGGTCCATCTATGGAATGGAATGCTGCTACAGACGTAAATGTTAATGCTGGCATTGGATTCCCTGTTTGGCAAGACCTCGCAGTATCAAACAACTGCGTTGTAAATGCTGGTGTCAGTTTTAAATTCTAATTGAAAGGAGAATTTACCATGGCTGATGAAACTACTTGCACTACTAAGTCCTGCGTTCCCTGCGGTTTTTGCTGGAAGAACGTATGGCATTGGGCTCTAGCCCTTGCACTACTTCCCTTCGCCGTTAGCGGCGTCGG